TGACTGTCTAGTCCTTAAGTATGGATACAGCATGCACAGACGCTATTATCGGTCTGTGAGTAAGGTGAGCGGTGCCGTTGCAGATACTCGCAACGACTATTTTCTCCGCCTGCCTGCTTCTCCATATTTTGGCTTCGGCACTACTGGGGCGCTTTCTGCGTCCCAGTCAGCCATCCTCATCGCACTTGGTATAAACCATTTCCGATGAGCACTGGCTATGTGGCTCCCTAGATAATTAGGTCAAGCGCATGGTTTTTCAACCACGACGGTTTAACCGTCTCTACTAGGAGGTACCAACATGGCGTTTGCCGATCCTCAGAGCGTTACCATTAATGGTAGCGCTAAGTCGCTTCCCCGTGTTTCTTCGGGGAACAACAGTGGGCAGTTTTCTACTGCCGATCAGCTCGACAAGCTCTCTGTTTCCCATTCATATGGGAAGAGGGTCCGTCATCTGATCCGTCTCGATGACAACAAGATTGCTACTGACCCGCTTTCGAGTGGTCAGAGCATTCCTGTCTCGATGTCTGCCTACTTGGTAGTCGACGTTCCACTTGTCGGCTACTCTCAGGCCGAGCAGGGGTATGTCGTGAATGCGCTTACTGCGTATCTCACGGCGTCTACCAATGCTCGCGTCACCCAGCTTTTGGGTGGCGAGAACTAGGCTTAATCGCCTAGGACGCTTCGTGCACTGCTGAGGATGTTGGACTTGGACTACTTACCCCGGAAGGGGCAGTATGAAAAGCCAATTAACCCTCTGGCGTAGGCTGGCCGATGAACTTGCCAGCATATGTCACACCAGCACATCGCGTGACTTTGTGACGGTCACACGGCGTGTCGAACACGAGGGGTTATCTTTTCTTACGATAACCCTTCCCTCATTTTGCAAAGACTTCGAAAGAAGTCTAGATGAGGGGAAGATTGCTGACGGCGCTTTCGCGAGATTTCGTTGCGATAGCGCAAGCCGCCCCCTATTTCTAGGAGGTTTCTTTCAGCATGTGTTCGACGATAATGGTAACATCCGAGATGTCGATACCGCGCTCATAGACTCTGTCTATGCCATCCGCCAGCTTGCTGGAATGTTTGGGAAGGTCGAACTTGACTGCTCAATAGAGCGGCAGGTCAAGGCCTTCAACGCATTTTTCGACACTGATCATGAAGTTGGACTGAACGATGAAAATTTCGAGGAGGTCAGTGATGACTTTTCTCGTGTCGCTCAGCTTCTGTTTGCTCCCGTTTTACAGAAGGTGGAGGAATCCATCTTCTATCAGGAGCTTCAACCGAAGCACGGACCCGGGGCCACGGCAGATTACCTTCGCGGTAACGCGAAATATGATCTGTCTTATTGGCCCCAACGGTTGGAATCCCTATTCAGCTTCACCGAATTCGGAATTCCTAATGCGAGGTATCATACCCTCGCTGACCGTGTCAACTTCGCCAATCGGAATCAAGAGATCCCCTCTCGGGTTCTCATGGTTCCTAAGACGCTAAAGAGTCCAAGGATTATTGCTGCTGAACCCACCGCTTTGCAGTGGATGCAGCAAGCCATCGCAGGTCAGTTAGTGCCTGCGCTGGAATCCTCGTGGATTCGGAAAATGATTGGTTTTACTGATCAAATTCCGAATCGTGAGCTTGCCCGTGAGGGCAGCCTCACCGGCCGTCTTGCAACGCTCGATATGAGCGAAGCGAGCGACCGCGTCTCTTTAAAGCAAGCTCTAGCTTTGGGTAAGAACTTTCCTTATTTTCAGGAAGCTCTTACCGCCACTAGGTCACAGTTTGCTGAGTTTCCTCATCCCCGTACTGGTTTTCCAGTTTCGGTTCAGATGAAGAAATTTGCATCTATGGGATCAGCCCTTTGTTTTCCCATTGAAGCGATGGCATTTCTAACTGCCATCTTTATGGGAATTGAGCAATCATTGCTCGCCAAAGGTGCTCGGCAAAAGCTATCCAAGAAGGATATTATTGCCTTTAAGGATAATG